TCCTTGATCTAATGAACCTCCTGATCCAAAACTACCACCCTTATCTTCAGGTAACGGTGTAAATGTTGGTGTGCCACTTATTGAAGGCACAGCTATTTCATTGCCAACATTTGGTCCTACTAAACTACCAATACTACCACCTGAACCTAAACTAGATTCAGCTGATTCTAATCTTTGATTAATTTCTTGTAACATTTGTTCTGCAGAAGAGACACCACTACCTAATTGATTTAGTCTAGGCATGATACCACCTTCTTGATAACCTATTCTACCACCATTAGCCATCTGTCCTCTAGCCATATCTTGTGTGTATTCAGCTGTATCTTTGTCTGTTAATTCTTGTGCCTGTTGGTCTGTGTATCCAAGATTCTTGTAGTTCTCAAATAAGTAACCTTTTAATGCTGGTATGTTTCTAGTTAATGCTTGTGCTTCTTCATCACCTTGTTCTGCTTGTGATAATAAAGCAGTTAGTATACCACCGGCAGCACCTACTTTTGACATTTGAGATAATTTACTACCTGATGTAAAAAAATCTTTAGCACCTTGAAAGCCAGGTAATCCAAACATAGCACTTTTACCACCAAAAAACGTGCTTGCTCCTCCAGGTATAAGCATAGGAGCAAAGTTCAAAGCAGCTAAACCTAATACAGGATTTTTCTTAACAGTCTTAGCAACACCTTTTACAGCGCTTTTAACACCTTTAGTAATGGACTTT